CAATTGTATCTATTTCAGTATTCCAAGCAAATCGAACACCTTTATCAACTAAATATTGATACCATTTGCAAGCAATGAGATGAAGATAATTACTACCAATATGCCATACAGGAAATAAACGTAATCCAAAGTATGGTTTAATGAATTCAGGTTCTTCTTGTGGATCAGAACAAAATATTTCTTCTGGTTTAGGATGAAAACGTCTAAAGTTACTAATAACTTGATCCATTAATTCCATTGCTTTATCTTCACCACAGTATTTACTTAATACACCTCCAATTGCTGTATGATAAGTTAATTTACCATCACTCCAACCTCCAGCACCTAACATACCTGTCATTACTTCTTCAGGTAAACGATTATGTGGATCGTTTCCTTTATCTATAATGGTAATAAGTTCACCTGGATATCCATTGTCAACTAATTTAGTAGCCGCATTAATACCTGCTACACCAGCACCTACAATTACAATTCTTTTGTTCATATGTTTTAAGATTATACTTTAATATATTTAATTTTTTTCTAAAAGCCAAAATAAGAGTGGCCCACTTTTTTAAAAGGTGGGCCACAGCTCCATAGTTTTTAATTAAAACGACCGGCTATGAATCGGTCTAAATGTTTATTTTTTTATTTTATTCTAAGTTAAAAATATTTAGCTGTTATAGCATCTAAATATTGAGTAGTTATTTCAGGGGTAGTGAATTTATTATGATTTAAATATGTAAGTACTTCTATAGCACAAGTTTGATCATATATATCAAAAGCACCTGGTCCTAAAGCTGCGGCTACATAATTAGGAGTTGGATCTATATTATTGGCAGCATGAAACCATCTATTAAAAGTATCAAATTTTTTATAATCTCCTTTTTTAAGAGGGAATAAATTTTTAATACCTGGGGGTATATTTTTAAGAGAGTCTTCAAAATACTCTGGGACGGGTTCAAGTTCTACTTCTTTTTCTTCAGGTAAAGTATTAGTTAATGTATCTAATACTTCTTTATGTGAATCTATAAGTTCGTCGAACATATATGGATCTTTTGGATTTTTTTCTCCTCCAGCATATTTTTCTAAGTATTCTTTTTCATCATAATCTAATGATTCTAAACCATAATCAGATATTTTATCTAAAATCTGGTTTAGAGTATTATTATTTTCAGTAATAATACCCGCCAATTTCTGCATACGGCGAAATTCTTTAGATAAAATCTGTTTTTTCATGTTTTTTTTATGTTTATTCTAATGGATAATCAAAATATGTTTTAGTATAAATATTAGGTATTCTTCGTACAGTTTGTAATTTACCTCCAGATACAAATGGTTTTCCAAAATCAACATCAATCCAATCTAATTTACCATTAGCATCACCTTTACCACCAACTCCAGTAGATGTATTTATTATTTTACCTTTACCAAATTTTTCATGTTCAAACTCAGCTCCTTTTCTATAATCAGTTCTTATAGTATACGATATATTTTCTGTTGATGGTTTTTCTTTTTTAGGATCTTCAATACCCATTACTTTATTTAAATCAATAGGATATAAGGCTTCGGGAAATTCTAAAATTTTAACTGGTTCGTCTCCGTATTTTCTTTTAGAATGTTCTCTTACTTCTTTTCCAAAATCTTCAGCATCAGAGATAATCACACTAACTAATGAATTTTCTTTTACTATAACGTAATAGTATGTACCTGTTCCTTCTAATGTAGTAAGAGTAATCGAATATTTTCTGCCTCCAGTTTCAATAACAGGAATAAAAAACTTATATCCTACTCTATACGTTTCAGATAAAGGTACAGTGTCTTTATTTTCTAAATCAGAAAGTTTTTTATATAGAATATTCTGGATATATTTGATTAGAGGTTCTTTAACTTGGTCTAAAGTAAAATTGCCTAACGCATTTTTAGAAACATATAAATCAAGAATATTATCTACTCTTTCTTTTTTTCTATCTTTATAATGTCCTGATAGATTGAGTTCTTTTAATATATCTATTAGTTTCATTAATAGTATTTTGTTGTAAAAATAAGTACTTCTAGGATCTATAAATTATTTAAGTGTAAATCTAGTTGTACTTTGTAAAATAGGTACATTAAGTAAATTAACAGATATACCTATAAGAGGTTTACCTGATAGTACATCAATACCTCCAAAAGCACCATATCTAGAATATCCAACAACGGCACCAATAGGTAATGAGCCTACTAATGCTCCTGTTTCATTAGGCATAACTCCAAAGTTAAAACCACCTCCAAAGAAGAAATGGTTTTCAACTGTTAAAGAGCTATCCTGATGAATAACACCTCTAGCGTAAGAATAAATATAACTATAACCTACGTAAATAGGTGTAGTCAATCTCCAACTACCATCAGTAGATTTTTCAAGTTGAGTAAAAGTTAATTGTAATGCAGGTGTTCTCATTGTCATAGGAAATGATACATCTATGCCAGTATTCCAATTACTACCTAATTTTAAGTTATTGTTTGTTTTGAGACCGTTAACTACAACATTTGGAGAAAACGTTTGGGCTGAGCAAATACTTGCTATTAGTAACAACCCTAATATAAACCATAATTTTTTCATATAAATTTTGTTTAAAGAAGCCCACGTATGAGGTGGGCTTCAAATTAATTATTTTACTTTTAATTTTTCAGTAGCAGCGATGCGGAAATAAATTGCACCAACAGCACCAGCAATAGTTAATACATCATCTAATGTTGCACCTAAATCAAAACCTAAAAGTCTGGTTAAGAGAGGAGAAAGAGTTACGAGCACTGACCAAATCGTTTTCGATTGGAGCCATGATTTTACGTCTGTCATATTGTTTTGTTTTTAATTGTTTATTATAAATATTAAGAAACCTTTTGAACTACCCAAAAGTCGTCTGATAATTGTCTATTAGTTAAGTATTCATAAGGCATATAAAAATATCCTTTATCACCCCATTTAGTTCCCCATGAATTTTGCACAATAAAGCATTCCATTTCATCATCATAGCCCATCACAATTATTGCATGGCCACCCAACATTCTTTCTTCTTTATCAGGCATAGGCATTTTACCTGTTTTAGCTACTTCACGAGATTGAAAACTTTCATATACTGCAAAACCACCAACAAACGGAAATCCTGAAGCTAAACATGATTTAAAATCATATAACGAGCGATTTAAACGTTCATATTTTACGGCTTTATTATCTGATGCTTCTTTATAGCAACTGTCTGTGGGCTTATTTTTGAATTTAGATATAACATATGGCCAGCTATCTTCAGTACATGCTCCTACTTTATTAATTGACTTAATACCATCTCTTAACATGGCACCACTATCTCTATCAACAGTACCTTCCATTAAACGTTCGTTATAATAGATAAATAAACGTGAAGGAACATAAAATGCTTCTTCTTGTTGTTTAAGTACACTAAAAGCAAATGCGGTAGATATAGCGTTAGCTGTACAACTACCTAAAGCACCTTGATCAAATATAGGTAAATCGTTTTTTCTTAAATCTACCTTAGCAGGTAGTTTTTTCATCTTCTTAGGAAGAGAAAACATTAAGTCACGATGGTCTGGGGTATCAGGTGTCCAACCAAAAAATCTTTTATCTTTTGGTTTAATTTTATTAACTACTTTACTTTTAGAAGCTTTTTTAGGAGTAGCTTTTTTAGTAACTTTTTTAGATTTAGCCATAATATTTTATTATAAATATTTACGGAATCCAAGTCGGTTTATTATTTAGTTTTTTCCAATCTAGTTTTTTAACAGCTATTTTATCTTCAATATAAAATTTTTTATACGCTGCTATTGTATCTGATGATTTAAATTCTTCAGGCATACATTGTGGAGGAGGAGCAAAACCATTGTCTGGGATGTTTGGTTCATTTGTTTTACACCATTCTAGTACATCTTGTGTTTTATGATGTTTACCATAACGTTTAGTAAATTCATTACATATTTCTAAACCATGTGCTACTAGCCATCTGTAATGTTGTATAGATTCTCTAGTCCATTTTGTTGATGGATGATTTTTGTGAGCACGTTTGTATGGTGCTTCTTTACCTGTTTCCCAATGTGTTGTACAACACATTTGAGCACTTTCAATTTGCATTTTACGGATGTGGTCGTCGGCTAGTTCGCGAGCGGCAAGGATAGGATCCTCGTTAATATAGAATATGTTCATAACTTTTTATTTAAAGATAAAGATGGCCTCCGAAGAGGCCAAACTTTACTTTATATTTTATAAGTTGATTACTTATCTTCGCTATTATTGTCTAATTTAGCTTTATATTCTGCTTCAGTAATCAAACCAGCTAATTTTTGCATATGTAAGAATGATTCGTTCAATACTTCTGATTCTTTCATAGCTAATTTAGTAGCAGTAGCATACATTTTGCCTTTTTCTTCTTTAGACTTACCAAAGCTTTTAGATTTTTTCATACCTTTTACGATATCTTCTTTTTTCTCTTTTTGAGTAGTAGTCATTTTTTTCTTAGCTTCTTCTAATGACTCTTCTTCAGGATCATTTTCATCAATTGATACTTCATCAATTATTTCTTCTCCAACGTCCTCATCTTTTATTTCTTCCATTTTAGGAGCGTTTTTAGCGTCCATCTTTTCAAGCATATTGCCGTACTTAGTTAATGATTTTTCAAGAAGTTTGATTTCTGATGTCATTTCTTTCATCTTTCGCTCATCGAGAAATTCATGGTATACTTCGTCTAAACCATCTTTACTAGTTAATTTTTTACGTTTATCAATAGCGTCTGTAGTAGCTTTTATTTTAGCTTCTAAAGCAGCTCTGTTACCAGCTGCATCAATTTCTTTGATATATTCCTGGATTGATTCTTTAATAAGGGTTCTAAATTCAGTTGCTTTCATTTTATATTTGTATATATTTTGATGGTTATAAATATGTATGGATTAATTAAGATTTATGAATTTTTAATAACAAGTTACCAGTTCCTTTAATAACACGATGCCAAGCATGTTTAGGTATATTAATAGGTTGATTTATAGAAGTAGGTAACTGATTATCTAATTGTATTTTCCAATTTGTTTCATTTAGTATTTCTACTACACGGTGCTCGTTATCACGATGCCACATAAGCTCGATTGGATCTATATTTTCGCTAAATTCGCGAATAATATATTTGTCGGTAACTTCTATATCTTTATACGGTTTCATCTTCTTGTTTAGGTAAAAACCAATTTGAACACCATTTAGTAGGGTCTTGTATTTGATTTCCTTCATCATCTACTAACTCGTTAGTACCTTTATACGCGGCGTAACTTTTATTAGCACAGTAATGTTTACCATTTTCCATACTATAAAATTTACAAACAGCACAGCTAAATCCTACAGGAGAATACATGTAGGGAGGATATTCTTCTCCTTCTTGTTCTTTTAATCTATTTTTAGATACCCAATCTGTTATGTTAAATTCTTTTTTCATTTTGTTTTTCCCCATTTTTTACCTTTACCAGGCGATTTACATTGAGCAGGTGTAGGACGACATGAAGGATATTTAGCGCGTTTTTCACCTTTTTTTCTACCACACGATTTACATTTACCGTCTCGGCAGGTATTGCAATCTACCCATCCACCTTCTTTACCTGGGGCGCCTTGACGTTTGAACCATTTACGAAGTGATTCATCTTCTTGAATGATTTCTTTGATGATTTCTTTTAATTCTTCCTCTTTTAATCCTTTCCAGATATTACCTTTACGACAACGTACAATAGCACCTGATTTGTAAGCAGATGGCTTATCGTATTTGCGATCAGCAATACGTTTACAGCGATCCTCTTTTAGAAGTTGCTTTAATGTGTCGATTAATTTAATCATTTAAGAGGATTAATTAAGGTTAAATCTATATCAGGATATTTTTCTAATCTTTTTTCTACTGCATCTAAATTTTTTTGAGAATCATCTACAAACTTGATAGTTTTATATCCTTTTTGAACTTGATTTTCTATCCAATCTGCTTTTAATTCTGGATTTGATCCTGCTACTCCTACTACATAAACATTTACTCCATATTTGTCTCGTAAATGCTTCATAACAGGAAAAGCTAATCTACGAGCAGTTAAAACGGTTGTTTTAATACTAGGATCATTTAAAGATTGAGAAATAGCTTTAATATTTTTTAAAATAGGTTGTGAACCTCTAATCATAGCATCAAACTCAGAAAAATCATATTTTTCTCCTGGTTTGAGTTTATATAATGCAAATTCATGACTTGAAAGAACTTGTTTATTTCCTTCAGCATCTATAATACCAACTGAGGTATTTGTTTTGACTAAGGTATCATCAAAGTCATATATATGAAGTATTTTTCTACCTTTAACTTCGTTTAATATGTCTATTAACTTAATCATTTCCAGGGTGAATAAACTGGTTTACCGTTTACTCTTGTAGCTTTTAAAATTTGTTTTCTTTGTTTTCCAGTATGAGACCAAGAAACATGTACCCAATCTGGATTTTTGTCTGTACCAAATTCCCAAATTAATTGATCAAAATTTATATGATCTTTAATATAACTAAATACCATAACGTTAGTTACACCAGTTTGTTTATCGTCCTGATCAAGATCTAATGCTTCACCTGAACAATGTTGTGATGTGAGTGATGAACCAGGAACAGCAACATTTAATGCTTTTGAACGATAACCTGATGATAAAAATATTGGTTTACCAAAATGTTTACGAATTGGTTCAAAAATGTTTTCTGCTAATAATTTTAAATTAGCTAAATGTTCTGGAGTTGGATTGTTATCGATACCTAATCTTTTAGCGGTATCTGATTTTGTAACTTCTGAAAGGTTTAAGTGTTCTGATAGTTGCATTATATACCTATATTTAATAGTTGAGGATTTTCTACCTTAAATTTAATTACACCTCTGATGCTGTTTATATTGTCTATAACGTTTTGCAAATTTTCAATAGTAAATGATTTACCATTTTTAGTATAAGGATATGGATCTATTTTAATTATAGTTCTATCATACATGTATCCAGGTTTTGAAATATTAGGTGTATATTCTTCAATATCGATTGTAGTAACACCAGGAACAGAACGAATATCTGATAGTATTTGGGTTTGAGTTTTTTTATTAGTATCAGTTACTAGTAAACCTTCAAGTTTATAAAGTTTAGAAGCATAATCCTCACGTAATATATTACGTATTTCTTCTTTAATAAAATTTTTAAATGTTGATTTTAACATTTGATTAATTTTTTACCAGTAACCACTGAATGATGATTTGAGTCCTAATAAGCTAGCATATCTAGGTAAACGACAGCTCCAGTATGAAGCTTTTGTTTTATCTGTTTTTTGAGCACATTTGTGACGAGCGGCAAATGCTTTGCGTGCTTTAGGATTGTTTATTTTAGCAGACATTCCTGCCTGGCCGAATGATACTTTTTTAATGCCGCCCCCGGGCTTGCGAACATACACATAGAACTTTTTAGAACCACCTCTATGGGGTTTGTTGAGTGGGGGTTGTTTTTTCTTTTTAGCTATTTTTTCATTTAAACCAAGCAAATGACCAAAGTGACCATCCATTTCATATTTTTGTAATATGCCTGGAATTTCATTAAGATGTTTGTCCCAAAGTGCTTGTTCTAATTCAAAGTAAAAATCTGTGCCACCGTATTCTTTATATGCTTGTCTTAACAATTCAGCATATGGTTGAGTTAAAACGCTAGTAGTGAATTCAACATCTTCTCTACTACCTAATTCAGAATCTTCTTCCATCATAGGTAAATCTAAAGGCACTTTTTTACCTTCATATATTCCATATTCACCTAAATTAGTTTCTGTTATGATTTCTTTATCTATTTCATTTAAATGAATAGCGTTGCGAGAATATAAGTAACGTGCTTCAGCCCATAAATCTAAAAACGCTTCAGAACCATAACGGAATGTGTTTTCTGTTAAGGGTAATTTATTATCAACATGATATTTCATGTTTTCAGATAACGTGATCTTAGCATTTAAATTTTCGTTAAGTACAGGACCAGGATTGCCCACGTTTTCACATGAATGGCAACCACAATTACATTTGTCTTTTTTAGAAGGTGTAGATAGTGCTTCCTGGATAAGATGTTTTATGCGTTGAGCTGTGTTTTTATTCATGGTTATAAATATTATTTATTTATAAAACAATTTGTGGGTAGGCACTACTAGGAGTTATGTTTCCTATTTTGATATTACCTGTTTCTACTTCGTCTAAAAGTTCACTAGGAGTGTAGATTGTATAATTATAATTATTATCTAATAACATGTAATGTGTATTTTCTAAGTTATAATTAATATAATTAGCTACGTATTTTACTAATAAAGAATTTTGATTTAAGTTTTCTTTAGTAATTTCTATAGATTTTGATGAAGGATAAATCTCATTTAATATTTTATTAAAATATTCTTCTATTTCTAAAATAGAATCAGAATATGAATTGAATATATTTTGTATATATATTTTTAAATTTGTACTTTCAGGAGCTTGAGGAAATTTTTTTTTAATATTATCAAAATATGTTTTTATATAACCTGATCTTCCTGAGGCTGGTCCTTCTTCTGTTGAGAATCTACTACCGTTTCCTTTAATTTCAATTAATTCTTTATTATCTATTTCTATATCTCCTTTTCCTTTTTTAATTGCATTAAAAAACACAGCTAATGCTATTTCTCCTTTACCTAATTTTCTATTTTGAAAATCAGGAGTATAATCTATTATTTTCTTAATAAAAACATCATCAAAATTATTAGTGTTAGTTTTTATGATATTAAATAAATTTCCAGATTTTCCTAAATTTTTAAAAGATAATAATTTATTAGAATTTAAATAATTAAATAAATTTTCATCTGATTTGAATTTTGAAGCGTATAAATCTACATATTCTGCCCATCCTGATTCGAGACCTTTAGATTCTAACTTTTTTTTTAATTTTTCTTCTAAATCTATTTCCATATTTTCTAATAAATCAGCTAAAAGATTGATATCCTGCTCATTAGTTAAGTCAGGATATCCTTTAGGGAATTTATATGCGTATTTTTTAAAAAACTTATCTAGTGAATCCATTATTTTATACCCATCTTTGTTAAAGTATCTTTTATTTTAGATATAATAGCCGTTTGATTAACTCCTGATTTATCTTTAAGTCCTAATGAATCAAACCAGGTTTGAAATGCTCCAGGTAAATCATTTATACTTTTAATCTGAGATGCTTTTGAAGTTACTGTTGTAGCTTTTTGAGCAGTTTTTTGATAAGCAGTTGATGCTGCTGTTTGTTTAACAGCTGGGGCTGTTGTATTTTGTGGTGTTTCTATTTCTGTTAGATATTTATCAAGATCATCACTCAATTGATATATATTACTTTGAAATACTACACAATATCCTGTAGCACTACCTGATGATTCATCATATCCCTTATAAACAGATCCTTCTTGTCTAGCAATAGCGCATTTCATATCTTTTAAAGGCTGTATACTTATAGTACTTTGGGTAAAATTTTTATCTTTAGTATTTACTGCTGTTGATATAGAACTATTTCTATTACCAAGAAACTTTTTGGCTAATTTTTGTAATTCTGTAGCTTCTTCTTTAGATAAAATTATTTCTTTATCATCACTCCAACCTGGGGTTGTAGCAGTAATGACTATTTGAGGGTTACCTTCTTCACTTGTTCGATTAAAAATTCGTAAAGCAGGGACATTTTCATTAATAGCTGTTTTGATTTCTTCTCTAATAAGTTGTCTTAATTGTGATTTTTTCATTTTATTTTCTTTATTTTCTTGTATACCAGTTACGGTACGTCCTTTATAGTTTTGTTTTAAATAATTAACTAATTTTTGATTCATATTAAAATCTTGTTCTAAAGGTTTAGAATCAGACTCTCCTTCTATAGTTTTAGATATCATTTGCATAAATCCATTTTCAACAGTATTATCAATAATTTTAGACATATCATCATCTATATCTAATTTATCTAACCAAGTTTTTGTTTTTTTAGTATCTGGTTTAGATATTGCTGCTTTTATGAAATCAAATGTTGTTTTAGCAGTTCCTATACCAGGAATAAATGTTTTAGCAGCATCAATTGCTGCTTCTATCGCAACATCACCTGCTCCTCCAGCTATGTTTTTTACTTTTTGCTTTAAAGTAATAAGTTGAATAGCTTTTTTTAAATCACCATATGTTTTTAATTCATTAGCCATTTTTTATTATGCTTGAGGTGGTACTTCTTCTGCTGGTGCTTCTTCTGCTGGAGCTTCAGGGGCTGGTTCTTCAGCCGGAGCTTCAGGGGCTGGAGCTTCTGCTGAAGGAGTAGCTTTTTCTACTTCTGCTTTAGCACCATATGATAATACACGAGCAATTGCTTCAATACAATTTTGCTCTTCACTTAAATTTAATAAATAATATTTTTTACCCTCTACTTTAGCAATCCAAGTTCTATCAGTATAAATCATATAGAATACTTGATCGTTTGCTAATACAATACGAAATGTAGTAGGACGTGGAGCTACCCACTCAATATTCTTAATAAATAATTCGTATTGGTCTGTTAATAATTTAACAATAGCTTCTTTAAGTGTAGGAAATTTAACTAGTACTGGAAATCTAGCACTATCTAAAGAAACAACAGAAGGACTATCTATATCAACTTCTGTTGATTTAGTAGTCTTTGAGTAAACTTGTTTTACTAAAGCTTTTATTTTCTCTTTAAATTCGCTTTGGGTCATTATGCTTCTGTATCTGGTTCTACTATACTATTATAATCACTCATGTCTAAAGTTTTGCCTTCTTTAGATAATTGAATAAGGTTTTCAGCTACTTTATGTAGGTCCATATCCGTTTTAGCATCTTCTCTAGCATATTCTAACATACGAATTAATAATGGAACATCCATTTTAATTACATCTTCAGGATTTTCTTTTGATTTACGAGATTGAATAAATGCTTTTGAGTCGATTTCTTCCTCTTTAATAGGCCCCATTAAGGCCGTTTTAATCATCTCTTTAATTCGTTGTTTATTTTCTTTCATAGCTGCGGATTCGGCTCTTTTAAATGCTGCTCCTGTCATTACTTTTTCAGCATCCGCACCATATTTTTCAACCCAAGATCTTTTATTTCGCTTGTATTGGTTAAAAAATTGTTTTTGTAATGCTAGTACGCGTGGAGTAGGTTTCATTATTAAATGTCTGCTAGTAATCTAGTATATAAGTAATAATATACATCTTTAACTTCAAATCCTTCACTTACTAAATTTCTCATAATTTTATCAGCTGAGTTTATAAAATTCATGTAGTCTGATTGGCCTACTAAATTATCCATTCTTGTATATACTTCATCACTTACTCTATAGCTTTCATCAAAAATGTCATCTTCGTTTAATGATTCTTTAATATTAACATCTCCTTTAGTATATGCATTCCAAGCTTCTTCATCTGTCATATCAGAATTTGTTGCTAAATGCCATGCTTCAAAAAATACTGTTCCTCTGTCTTTATTACCTATACCATCGTTAAGAATATCATTAGTTACTTCATCTTGTGAATAAGTATCTTCCATTTCATTTAATGATTCAGCTACTGCTTGACCACCCAATACTTGGTTTCTAACAACCATAGTAATTGTGTTACCAATTTGAGTCATTAATTTTTCATCACCTAATGACTTAGCATTAGCATATGCTTTTTGAAGTAAATCTTGAATATTTTTTACTTTAGGGTCGATATCAATACCTGTATCTACACTGGGGACTTCGGTATCCATACCCATATCTGCGTCTGTTGGTTCTAATGAATCTTCAGCTGGTGCTTCTTCTTGTGGGGCTACGTCTTCAGGCTTTTCTTTTTTCTTTTTAGCTTCACCTAATGAAGAATGTACTAATTCTTTGATTTTGTCTTTAAGTGAGCTTTCATGTATTGCTTTAAATTCAGTAAAATACTGATCTTCAAATGGAACGTCATTTCCTTCTTTATCTACAAACTTCTCTCCTTCTTTATTTCCAATTGTATCTTTAGATATATAAAGTTCAGTTCCTTCATAATCACTAGGACTATCATATCCTTCAGCGTCTGGTACTACCCTACCTTTAGGTCCTGGGTAATCACTATAATCGTTAACATAATACCAGTCTACTTTGGACTTGTATTTATTTTCGGTTAATTTATTTTTGTACTCGTTTTCGGTAATTAAACCTGCGAGTTTTTGCATATGTAAGAATTGTTTGCTCATCTAAGTATATTTTGTTATAAATATTGTAAATTTTAATTAGATTTATTTCTTAAATAATCAGTTAGTATACTACCTATTGCGCCTATTTTTTGTCTTATTAATATCCATTCATCTAATGAAAGTTTATGTTTTTTATCATAATATGATATAGCTAATACACCAATAAAATGATCATTTAAATCATGAATAGCTAACAAATAAAATGATTTAGTTTTATATTCTTTACCTTGTATTGGAAATAAACCACAGTCAACAGTGTTAGTGCTAGTATCAGGAATATCTATTTCACCATCTTTATATAATAAAGAAAATATTTTAGGAAATAACGATACTGGTATATTTTGGAATATTTCTTTAACAGATGTAGTTTTATCAGTTATACGTTCATAAAATATACTGAATTTTTTAATGGATTTACCTGTTGGGTAATAGTGACCTCCATTATGGAATTGAGTTAGACATATTCTGTCACATCCTAACTCGGTCATGAGTATTTCGAGTTGTAGATCTATCTTTTCATCCGTAATAATGGCTTCACCTAAAGCATCTGATTTTTTCTTATGAATAAAATTTACTTTAATCCATTCTAAAATAGTAGGACCAATTAGTGAAGTTATTAAAGCAGTAATAATAGTAATTGTTACTGGAGTAAACGCATTCATAATTTATTTTTTTAAGCTTTGTAAATATTTAATTGTTTCTTCTTTATTTTCCAACAACTTTTTCTTTGAAGAACCAACCCATTTCTCTACATCACCTGCTTCAGTAATAAAAGATTCATTTGAGCCATTTATTATTTCATCCATCCAAACATTATAATCTATGATTAAATTATCTAGATCAGAATTAATTATATTTTTTTCATATTCTTCCCATAAACCCATTTTACGAATATCTGTTTCAAAATCAATCTGGCAATTGAAACATCTTTTATATTGAATATAAAATAATTTATCGTGTTTATTTTTCATTAAATTAGAACAGCAAGGACAAAACAATGGAAGGGTTACTTCCTTCTTCGCTTTATCTAATTTAGTAATATTTTGTTTTATACCATTTTTAATGGTCCATTGTCTTCCATCCTCTTCCCACACATCACCTTCTTCGTGGAATTGATGTTTTTTACTATAACCTACACCAGCAGCAATTCTTTCACCTTGTTTACCTGTCATTAGGTTACGAAGACGTTGAACATCGGCTGATTTAAAATCCTTTTTTAAAACGTTTTCTGCCATAACTTACTTTTTATAAAATTTAAGAATTTCTTCTTTTACTAATTTTTTTAAATTTTCTTCTAAATCGTCTTTTTCTATTTTTAAAGTATATTTTTCTTTAGGTAAACCAGATTTTGTTAATATTTTTTTAAGAAAAGCTTCATCTCCTACATGAAACTTAAGCGTATGATCGTCTACTGTGGTAGGTTTAAGACTAGATTTTTTAAATTTCTCGTCTTCATTGTTTGTTATCTTATAATATTCCTCAACTATTTCTTCGTTGTGTATATTCTTTTGTGGAAAAACAAATAGTGTTTTTTCTATTTCTTCTCCTTTTACTTTTTCTTTTTTAATAATAGCTCCTTTTTTATCAAATTTTTTACCTGTTGTAGTTTCTATTTCAGTGTAAAAAGATTTACCATTATTGTTATATATTTCAATATTTGTTTTTAAAGTAGCTCTAATATTTGGTCTATCACCAAATACGTTTAATTTAAGTTCTTTTAATCCACCACTGTATTTGGCAAAAGTACCTTCTAAATTTTTAGGATCGTTTATAATTTTTTTAAGTTCATCAGCAGTTAATCCTTTTTCACCAGTTAAAAACAATGCGTTTTTACCTCTAAAACTTTTTAATCCGCTTTCTTCACCGTCATTTTCTATTAATCTATATTTAAATTTCATAGTTATTTATTTTTAATTGAGTCTTCCCAATTTCTAAAAATTATGTTTCCGTTAAGGTACGCTTCTTTTTCCAACTCTTGTAAGTTAGAATCCTCGTTAGTATTAGTAGTGTTAACATTATTTAATCGACCTTCGTTGTCTTGAATGCGGTGAATCATTTCATGTGAGTAAGAACGTAACACATCTTTTGGATGACGATTTAATGTATATAAAGTGATTGAACAATCGCTTGGATTATAATATGCTGTTTTACCTAATATGTTTTCAGCGTTTTTAGAATCGTTGTTTATTATTTTTAATTTAGGTAAAGGTTTGATATTTAAACCCTGATCAAGCATATGTTTAGTTAATAGTACTATAGCTTGTTTAAGATCTGTTGGTGGTTGTGGATGTTGACAACCACATCCTTCTTGTAATAAAGGTTGTATAAGTTCTTTAACTAATGAAAGCATTTAATTTACAATTTAACTATAAGTACATATAAAACTTGATTAAGTCAAGTCCTGTATAAATATGTTAAATGCTTGAAACAATTTGAATTTCTGTTGGAAGTTGTTCATCTGATGCCTTAGGTTCAGGATGTTCCAACTTATACAATTCATGTATATATCCGAATAATTTTAAATTTTCTTCAATAGATTTTTCAGGTTTATATAATTCCCAACCTTTACCTTGAATTTTATCGCCTTTTTTATCTTCACCACGTTTTGATGACTTTAACCACAATATACCTACATTGTCAATTTTTTCCTCATATAACTCATTCCATGCTTGAGCATATGCTGAAAGTTGTAAGTCGTGACTAGTATGTAAAGAATTTGAGGTTTTAATATCTAGTAGCCATTTTTTACCACCTAATTCTATTACTAAATCACAAGTACCTGCATATGTGTATATATCTGAAAATAAATGGATTTCGCTCTCAATTAAAGTTGGTTTATATGTAGACCAAAAATCATGAAATTTGAGTATCATTTTCCATACTTCTAAAGAGTATTTAGATATTCCATTTTCATCTATCCATTGTATTTTTTCGCCTTTAAGATATCTTTCAGCAGCTTCATGAACCTGTGTACCTTCTTCGGCGGCTTTTTTAGCTATAAAATCAGCATTATGTCCTACATCTTTAAGCCAATTTTCAAAAAATTTATTTTTAGGCATAAATTGTAATATACTTGTAACAGATGGATATAGTTTATTATTTCTACTATAATACCTGTTATCTAATATATTAACTCGTTTAGATTCAGAATCTATTTCTACTAATCTTTTAACACTTTTTTTATTAATATTTACGTTTTTTTCAATCATATTGTTTGTAGTTTTTTCTCAAGTAAATTCGAGAAGGTTAATGGTAAAGTATTTTGAATTAAATTTGTAAATTTTATAAAACCCATCTCGCTTGGATCTTTGTCCTCAAGATTCACTAAATAAACTTCTTTACCTTCGTTCATTAGTGTTTCACAAAAGTTTAAAGCCTGCTTTACAGCATCTTTATCTAAAGCAATATATATTTTTTCAACTGTTGAATTAATAATACGTTTCATTAAATTTTTCTGGATTGTTTTGCCTAATAAAGGTATTGCGTTACGTTTAATAGCAATGGCATCAAACATACCTTCACACAAAATAATAGGTACATTCCAATTAATAAAATGCTCTAAACCAATGATATCTCTAGTAACGTCAGGATTTTTATATTTAATAGATGAGTTTTTATCAAAGTTTCTTGCGGTAAAATAATTGAGATTTCCATTCGCGTCGTACGAAGGAATAATAATCATATTAGAAAATATACCAAACTCACAATAACCTATATTATATTTAAGTACATCATCTCGAGTAATACCTCTATTTTTTAAATAATAAACAGCATGTTTAGCTGTTAAACTATTTAATGGAGGATTTACAAGTGAAATAAACTCTTTAGGTAGTATTGCTTTTTTATCATCAACTACTTCAATCTGTTTTCCATCAGTTTTTACTAAAAGTCTTAACTGGCTGATTTTGCTAGGATCTACTTCTAATTTTTTAAATAATGTAGTTAATTTTTTACCTTTAAATCCACAAACCCAACACTGATAAAATTGAAAATGAGGTGATGTTTCACTTAAATTAATTTCTAATTTTAATTTATGGTGTTTACATTCGGGGCAGTGGTATGCTCTGTTGCCTTTAGATGTAGGTTTACCTTTACCTAAAACAGAATCTATCAAAAATACTAGAGCATTATTTATCATAACCGTTAAAATACAATAAAATGTTTAAAAAACCAAACTTAAGAGGTAAAATCTTTTCTATAGAATTTTCCTAATAAATTATCGTTATAGCAATCTACTTGTAATACATCGTATTTACATTGCATTGCTAATTCCCAATATGTTAAGAGTTTTTTATTAGGACATATAATAAGAACTTCGCGTTGAAACTTATCTTGTCCTAAATTTTTTATATCATCTAAAAGATATTTGTTACTACCCCAATATTCTTTCCAGTTTGATTCTTTTATAACTAATTTTTTAGTGGGTTTTCTACCTTGTTGTACTGGTAAAGCAGCAAGTTCTTTTTTACCTAATTTAACATTGGTATTAGACATTAACTGTTTTTTACCAATGTAAAACTTTTTAGTTTCATTGTTGGTAATTTTGTAAATAAATCCAAACGTATTTTCAGGAAAGTCTTCTATTTTTTCTATAACTTGATTTTGGTATGACCACATTTATCTATCTATATTAATTAATATTGTTGTATCTGTTGTAGGTGAGGAAGGAACAGGTTGAGATAATTTTCCAATTGCTAATAAATTTTGCATTTCATCATATAAACCTACTGTTGTGATATATGGAGAGAAATATGATTCAGTTACAAAACCATATGGAGTTCCTGCATTACTACTTGTATCATAGCTACCTGAGATTGAGCTTGGATTTAAGGTAAAATTGAATTCGTTTTCTCTAATAGTACATTTGTATTGGGTTTCATATATGTTATATGAGCTTAAAAACGAACATGTAAAATCAGTTGCAGATGTAAAATTTAATACTGTATTAATCCAATTAGATCCTAATCCTCCATAAACTATAGTAGGAACTGGGGATGTATGTCCATAAATTGTTGATCCAAGAGCATATATTGCTGCTTGTGTACTTCCACCTGCTGCTGCCGCAGCAATTGCTGCGTATATTGATGAATTACCTGTTAATGTAACTATACCGTGAGTATATATAATATTACCTACAATAGCTGATCCGGTTAAAAGATTCCCTTCTCCATCATCGTAAAAACTTTGACTGGAAAATCTCATTGAGAATGAATTTGGTTGAATATAGTCACCAAATACTCCATTAGGTATAGATAAAACTCCTATAAAACTACCTGTAATAGTAGGAAGAAATCTAGGATACGATAAATCGGTTTGTAAATAATTGTCGTAAGCAGGAAAAGGAAGCGATCCGGTTAATCGATTTCCTTCTTCGTCTCTTCCGGGAATTAAAACAGGTTGAGAAATTAAGTCACTGTAACTAGAAGTTGAATAATTTGAATAATAAAGTTGTTTTATAGAATTATAAACTAATCTTTGATATTCTACACTTCCAGAAACAACATCATTAGTACCTCCACTAAAATATGTAGTTGTACTAGCTGAGGTAAAATAATTAAAATTATTTATATATCCTGTATTTTTAGAGTGTAAAGTTATATTAGCGGCTAAGTTACTAGCAGTAATATTTTGTATTTCTAAATAATTGGAGGAACTATTATTAATATTTGAAACTACTAATGTGGCTGTAGCAGTTCCACTACCTTGTTTTAAAATATAAATAGTATTAGAATTATTTGGTAATGGGGAACTTCCAGTTATAACAATTGATAAATTATTTATAGAAAAAGAACTTGATCCTATTGAATTGGCTTGAGTATAAAATGGGGTAATACTAAAAGTTAAAGAGGAAGTAGTACCAGGAGTAACTACATCATATCTTCCAGTGATTGGATCTTTATTTGGATCAAAATCAAAAAGAGTTAAATTATTGCCTAATAATCTGGTTATTCCTACCGAGTTATTATCAATAGAATCTAAACTAGAACTATTTGAAGAATAAAAAGTAAAATTTTTATTTACTTCAAACGGAGTAACTATTATATCTGATGTTAGAAGTTGCTTGTAAGCGCCCATTCATTTTAGAAATCTAATTTAACTCTTACTAAAGCTTCTTTTGTAAAATCTTTTAATAAAGGTCTTGAAAGTTTAGCTACAGCTAAAAGTTCATTGTTATCGTTATATAATCCAATTGTTGTAGGGAAGGTTTGAGGATTATTTATAAATGAATTATAAATTACTTCACCTGTACTTCCTGCTATGAAACTTGGATTTTCTGAGTAATTAAATTCTGCGTTTCGTGCTCTTACAAATATGTAATCTGATGAAATATTTTCTTGACTATTCATTGTGAATGAAGCTCCATCATTAATAGCAACAAAATAAAATTGATTGGTTCCATTATCTGTATTTGCTGAGAGACCATAAGGTAATCCAAGTGTTGATTGATTAAGAGCTCTACAATTTAATAAAAGCGTTCCGATATCTGGAAGGAATAAACCCCAAGATCCATCAAGAGGACTATATCCATTATTAACTGGATCAACTACTCCAGCAGAACCACTTACTATTTGATATACTCTACCTGCATCATTGAATACAACGGATGAAGCAACTAAACTATCATCAGTAAGATATATATCATCACCACTATAAGTTAACTTTAAAGTCCAAGTGCCTGGAAGTAATGATTGTTTATAGCGATTTCTATCTATTGATAAAGCTACAAAAGCTGATTGAGTAACTCCTCCAAAAGCAAAGTCTGCGGTTTCTGATCCTAAAACTAAATTTCTATATTGGCCATAAATTGTTCTAGTAGGTGAAGCTCCAGGAACAGCGCTATTATAATATTCACTACCACTTCCATATTTGTTACCATAAGCTATAGCAAACTGTATTTCAGCTGCATCATCGGTTGAAGCAGTTTGATAAGCATTTAAATAAAAATTTCCAGAAGATCCTGCTTCTTGAACAGATGAAGAATAAATTGCTGTTAAAGTTGGAGCTCCGGCTGACCACAAGGGAGCAGTTACAGAATCAGAACTTACTACAAAATCTTCAGGTGCTAAACGATTGAATGACATATTTTATGATATTTTTGTTACTGTTATTGGGATGGTTAATCTTGCTCCACTATCTCTACCTTCTACAGTTAATGTAGCTTGTAATTGAGTATTAGTAGTACCAAATAATGTATTTACAGTAGTTGCTCTTATGTTAATTGTAGTACCAACAACCGTTTTAGATACATTAGTACCTAATGTAGTAGTGCTATTTAAAGCTTGAGCTTGAGGTGTATTAATACCTACTCCTTCAAATGTATTCATTAAACGAACATCTGAAATGGTTGCGGTATAACCAGCTGTTTCATAAGTATTTCCACCAAAATAATTTAATGTTTGAGGTGTGATAGCAAGTGAAGCACCTTGTTTAATTACAACAGCAGAATAACCTAAATCAAGAATAGGCATTTTAGCTGTACCACGAGGTAAAGTAGTTAACTTGTACTTCATGATTTGAGTTTCTTCAGGAAATGCTTCAAGTAAAGGCATATTTAAAATAGCTTCACCGTAGTATGCTGAGCCTGATGGATGATCAGGATTATACATAGTATAATCGATTTCATCGTCTGCTAAGGCAAATTGAGTAATTCTAAAAGAACCATCATTTTGGGCTAGTAATTGTCTACCTTTAGTTGTTAAAATTGCGTCTACTGTTACGACCGCGTTATTTAAATATCCCATTTGTTATATATGTATTTTATTATAAATATGGTTAAATTAAAGTTCTATTATATAAATCATTAACTATATTTGGTAAGTTTTTCTTTATTGTTTCTGAAGGGTATTCTGGGAGTAAGAATCCTGCTTGTATTGGTGTTATTAAGTTATTATCTAATGTTATCCCTGTAATGTAGTCTTTTACTTTTCTTCTAACTGTGAAGTGATCTAAATTTATACCGTATGAAGGAACAGAACGATCTAGTGTTAAATATGTTACAATACCAATTCCTCCAGCTGATGATGTAGATAAAACGTCTAATACTTTATATGAAAGAGTTTCATCATATTCAAATCTAATTTCATCTCCAGGAAATATTTCACATGGAACTTCAATGGGGTCAAATCCTGATCCTGCTATATCTTCTTGAATATAATTTCCTTGAAGAACTTCTCCTAAAGTTAAAGAACTAGTTATTACTGTATCATTAGCAGAACCTGTAGTCCAAAGACCAGGGCCTGATACTCCAGGAACATTTACATTAGTTGTAATTTTTAATCTAGGGTAGGCAAGATAAAAAACTATTGAAGATGGGCCTAAGTTTTCTAAAGTAACATAAATTATATCTCCAGGTTGTGCGAAAAAATCGTTTTTGACTATTTTTAAATTAGTTCCAGCATTATTAGGTCTACCATTTATTGTAGATCCATATACTGCTCCTGTTTGTTCTCCCAAAGATTGAGATGTTGCTCCTCTTTCTAACCATAAATTAAATTTATAAGATGAAGGAACATTTGAATTAGTAGTAGTACTTTTAATATTACCACCACATTCTATATTAACACTATTTTGAGGAACATATTGGAATTCAAAACTAGGATAATTTAAATCTCCCGGTGTTCCACTAGTATTGAATCCACTACTAGTATCATATTGTATTACTTCTACAAGTCCAGTACCTGGTTTATAGAATATATTGATTGTAGATCCAGCAGTAATAGCATAAGATGTTGGAAAAACACCATATCCTGAAAAATTGTAACTTTGGGGATTTGATCCAGGATTTGATAAATTAATAAAATTTAATGCAACTGGATTCGAAAAGTAAGCTGTAGTAGCTGTAGAAGCAGAAATAGTATATAATATAGGTTTATATGATTCTCCAGATAATAAAATAGATTGAGTTGAATTAAATACTAAAGTAGTATTACTTAATAAATTAGTATATGCTTTAGTTCCTCTAGAAAATGAATCTAACATATTATAGTATGTAGCCTCATCTGTAGCTGGATTAAATGTTGTGCCGTCTTCTCTAATTAAATATTTTACTACAGGGGAAGTAGTATTTTTAAATATAGGCCAATTAGCTTTTAAATTATCAAAATAAGCAAAATATGTAGTAGTTTGTTCTACATTTGGGGTTCCATTATTTATAATTAAAGCATTAGATGTTAGTATATTAGCTAAATATTCATTAGAAAATCCATTAGTTGAAGGCAAATTAAACCCAGCACTAGTTGTTCTTACTCCACTATATCTAGGAAGCGTATTAGCATGAGCATTAAATAAATAATCATTTACTTCTGCAAACTGAGCTGTACCGCTTATGATTTGTTGAAAATTTGAAGGAGTAGTTCCTCCATCATCGTATAAAACTTCTCTATAAAAATGACTATAATCGTTTTCACTATAATTATTTATTAAAACATCACTATCACTATTATTGAAATCGCTAGTTAAATAAGGTTCTAATATGAAAAAGTTAGTAGAAGTTTGTGGAGTTGCTGATTGAGTAATTATAAAGGAAGCGGTTACATTAGTAAGAATTTGATCAGAATAATATGCTAAACTACCAATATAGTTTTTTACATTAGTAAAAAATCCAGATCCTGATATTACTTTTGTATATGTTCCTGCTGAGTGAGAAATAAGACCGGTTCCAAAACCATCCACCCCATAAGGATAAGGTGTATAACTAAAAGCATCAGGAATGTATTCATTCATACCAAATGCTGCTGTAACAGGAGATGCTACTGTATATTTAAAAGAAGCAGTAAATTTAAGTTCTATATTTGGAGTATCTCCAAAAATGTATTTACCACTTGTATTAAAATAATTTAATGAATCATTTAAAACTTTCCAACTTCCATAACTAGAAGATAATATAGGTGTAACTAAAAATCCTAAACCAGTTGTGCTAGGAAGAGAAGAAGCTGAGTATGATGCAGAAAGAGAATGTAAATATCTGTTATCACTAAAAGGAAGAGCAGTTGTATCTTGGGTTTTTACTTCGTAGAAATAATAATCACTATATTCGTTTATATTTAATACATCAAAAGTTATTTTTCCAACAGATGGATTAGTATCAACATAATTAAATTGTTTTAATTCTTGTAATGATAAAGTATTATCGTTTCCATCAGCATCTACTTTAGCTATCTTAGCATATAATCCTCTAACTTGTGCTCCTGTAAAATTATAAAAATATATATAGACTTCTCCTGGATTTGGAGCGGTGTTTCTATTTATATAAACATTAAAAGCATCTATAGTATTATTTTTATAAAATGGAAATATTTTATAATTTACTATTGTAGTATTGATTTGTAAAAATTGTTGACGTTGAGCATCATTTAAATTTCCATCACTTACTACATAATTTGATCCACTAAATTCTCCGTTTAAAAATTCTTCCTCAGTATCATGGACAAAAGGAACTATACCTAAAGAAGTAACATTAGATCCAAACCAAGATTGACTTATATTTACAAATAAATTTGTCGTAGCATATTGACCATCAAAATTAGGCCATACTCCAGCTTGACCTCCATCTATTGTCTCGATAGGAAATGATTCTTGATCAGTAGAGGCAATATATGTTTTTTGTCCATACGATAACGTAGGATAACTATTTATAGAGGATGTTATTGTAATATCTTGTAACGACATTATAAAGGAATATTAAGAGTTCTAGTTGTAGGACTTCCAACAAATGTTATTGAGTTACTGTTTATAGTAACAGGAGGTTGAGGATATCTTTGTCTTTCAAGTAATGTAGATTTAATTACAATACCTGAAGCTAATCCTGCTCTTGCTGGTGTAAAATCCTTAATCATTTTAAATAACGAGTTATCAAAGAATTTAATAAGTCTTATATAATCATTCAAGTCATAACTATGAGTATATTTAGAGAAGTAATAATCTCTTAACTTATTAAAATCAGGATAATATGTTAAAGGTGAATTAATTATATCTCTAGGATCACCAATATAATTACCTACATTGAATGAGCCAAGCTGAGCTATAATATCATCGTTAATTTCATCTTGTGGCGAAAATGCTGCTTCAACATAATTTACATCTTTGGTAAAATTTTCACCTGTATAAGAATGTTGTTGGATTGAAATATATGGCGATAATGTATCACCTGGTGGTACTGTAGTATTTACTATTCTTATTTTTTCTGCTACTGAATTTTTAACTCCTGCATCAAATTGATCTTGATAAATTACTTCTGTATTAGGAAAGAATCCTTCTCCTGTAGTATATGATACTCCATATAAGCTATTTGGAGATCCTCCATTATAAAAAGATTGAGTAGGAGGATACTGTGATATTGCTGGGTGGATAGAAATAGGGGTAAGAATACCTGGAGTAGTATTTAAATCTGCTCCTAATGGAGCTCTAAAATATAAAGTATTAAAAGATGAAAATGATCCAGTTAATGTAAGTCCTTCTATTGAATATGGATTCATTACATAGTCTTTAAATCTTTCTGGATTAATAGATTGGTAAGAATTATATAATCTAAATTCTTGAAATGCACCTGAATAAGGTAAACAAGTTATACTATCAATAATTGCTACTCCCTGATCTGTTGAAAGATATAACAAATTTCCGTAATTTAAGTTTGCTTTCCAACTAACTGAGGATTCAGAAGATGATGCAAAAAATCCTATTTGGCTACCATCATATCCATTATATGGATTATTTGCCGTGTATAAATAATTAGTAAGATTAGAATCTGTAGTTAGTGCTACTGACCACCAATCTCCATTAAAAAATGGTAAAGATATAGAACATGAATTCCATACTCCATTATAATTATAAAATGATAAAGTTCCATATATATTATCTAAAGGAGCAATAGAACCAGAATATGATCCACTATTTGAACCTGAATATGTTAGTATTATTGATACTATATTGGATGGAGTCGTATTTGGAGTAGTAAATAAAACTTGAGAAAAATTTGAGGTTGGTGAAAGTGGTGGAGCAGGTTTAAATCTAAAAAATATTGTATCTGGGGTAAGATTATATGGTGATACACCGAATGCGTCGTAAGAAGTATAAAAATATCCTTGGCTATTAAGATTTAATGCATAATTAAATTGATCAACAAAATTGTCCCATGCTTGAAGTTGGTTTGATTTGCCTCCAAATTCATTTATACGTAAAATTGTATCAGGAATACCATAAGTATTAATTAATAGTCTTAATCCTTCTGCTGTACCTTTTTTCTTTAATAATAAAGGTAAATTATGGTATATTTTTTTATAAGTTTCTTTATTAATATCATCTACTGGTTCTAAAGATTCAGGAGCAGAAGCTGAAATGTAAGTATTGACATATTCTAAACCTGTAGGAGTAGGTAATGCACTTGTAATATTAGGAACATTAAATAAACTTCCTGAGGGAGTTATACCTAATAAAGCAGAATATAAATCGTTTGATGAGAAATTATTTTGGTATATTTTAACTCCTAAATCACGAATTGCTTGTGCAACTATATCTTTAGAAATACCATAATTTAATCTGTTGTCTGCATCAAATTTATTAGTAATATCCTTTAAGTAAATCCAAATATTGTCAAAATGTTGACCTAACATTTGAGTAAACAAAAAATATTGACTATTATTATCGTCTTCTTTTAAATATTCAGGAATAGTTCTAATTAAAGAATTATTATTTTCAGAATCAAAGTTTTCAGCTATAGATAACTGTGTATTTAACCAAGTTAAAGCTATGGGATTTGTTGTAGAAAGATTATTGTATGGAGGAAGTGAATTGGATTTAGGCCAAGCATAACTTCCAGATTCATAATATAAATAATATTCATAACCATCAAAATTAGTTATGATATCATTTATTTTATTTTGCCAAATAAATTGACTCCCTGATGTAAAAGTATTAAGAGGTAAAGGCCCGTTAGAATATCCTGCATTAATAGAATATTGTTCAATTAATGATAATTTATAATAAAAATTTTCTAAACGAGTTTGAGCTGAAGAAAAATTTATAAATTGAGAGTAATCAGAATAATCAATATTAATTTCAATTCCTTTTTCTACTAAAAGACTATTAATTTGATATAATAAACTTCCTGATCCTAAACCGGAATTATTTAAGTTTAAAGTGTTTTGATTATAATAAGGAGTAGAATTATTGATTTGATCTTGAATATCAAGATTAAAATTAGGGCCACTAATATAATCTAATTGTTCTTCAACATTAAAAACTGTTGTTAATTCAATTTGATAAGTTTTAGATTCTGCTACTTGTTCTACAATCCAACATTGAGAATTAAATGTAAAGTTTTGGGGTAAGGGTTCGTATAATTTAATTAAAACTGTTGGATCACCAATGTTGGTATTATCTAAAGCTATGTTGTTAGCTATTATTAATTGATTATTCCCAAAATTTAAATAAAAATCTAAATATGATCCAGTAGCTAAAGATATTTGATTAGCAAATTGGGTTGTTAAATCTGTAACATCAGTATTATTAATTGTAGTAGTATTTAATCTTAATTCAGTTCTATCAGAACTAATATCTTGAATATAAAAAGTACTACCTACTGATGAAGAAAGTTTTCTTTTTAAAAAATTATATATTGTATAATATTGACCTTCAGTATAACCGTGTAATTCTAAATCTTTTTGAGGATCAATTGTAATTAAATTATCTCTAAGTTTATAATTAGGATATCCAGCTTCATTTTTAAATAAAATATTATTGTTTAAATCTAAAATAAAATACTCAACATAATCCTCAAATGGATTAAAAATTATATCCTGTTGAATATAATTAGTTATAAGTGATTCATCTTCAATATTATAATTCTGTAATTGAAGATTATCTGGATTTATATTTTGTATATTAATTATTCTGTCCATTAATATTTGATCCTGAGGTTTGTAACTCTATTAGTTGTTGATTTAATTCTAGATTTTGTTGTTGTAGCAAATTAATTTCATCAATTAAAGCTTGAATATCATTATTTATAGGAGTATAATTAATATATTCTGTGCTTGTTTTTATAAGATATTCGTGTGAATTAGTTGCTCCGGTTTTTGGAATAATATAAAATAAATTTTCGTAATCTTGAAAAAATTTACCAACTAAATCTTCTGGGAAGGAAGTATTTATGATAGTTGGAGTAGAAGCTAATTGAGAAAATTTCGTATCGATTACTTTCTCATATTGGTTTTTAACGTATACTTTTTTATTTAAATTAACTGTTTCTCCCTTTGCTATTTCATTGTTAGGTTGAGAAAATACAGTTGAATTATTTATACTAATATTATTTTTTAATATAGAAGCACCATCTAATCTTGAACTAGTAGCTGATAGATTAATAATATTGGTTATTGTTTTTTTCATTATCCGTTAATAACTTTAAAATAATAACTATCATCTAATACTACTGTACTTCTATTTACTGTGGTTTTAATTAATATTTTATAGTATCTTTCAGGTTCTAAACCATTCATATAAAGTTTAAAATAACTGCTTGTACTATCCATACTTAATTTAGTATAAACATTATCAAAATCTATTACGTATTCATTAGTATCTAAATCTTGAATAGCATAGTATGAAGCTGTTGGTAAATAATAATTTTGGGTAAAATAAGAAGCGGTTGAGAATACTCTAGCTGGAAATTGGGGTCTAGAATAAACTCTAAAAATATTTACATCATTTGGATAAAAAGTTCCAGGACTGTTTCCTATACTAACTACAAAAGGTTGAACATTTAATATGGATAAAGTTGAAGAACCAGTATTAATTATACAATCATTCCATTTAAATTCTAAACATGGAGGATAAATTGTGTGAGTATCAATTGAAAAATATTTAATTTTAGGTTGATCATTTATATTATCAATAAATTCATCTTTTTGTTTTACGATAAATCCATTGTTCGGTATAACTTCATCGTACCAATCTCTAACAGTTCCTGATGTTTCAATATTAAGATCTTTACTAGAATAATATCCAAAAGTTTGTTCTTCACCATATGATGTATACCAAGTACCTCCACCTACTTCTCCAGAAGGAGGGAAAGATCCAGTTGTACCTAGATTAAAAACACCTGATGTCCAGGTACTTCCACCATAATAATCTTTCCAAATCCAACTAACTCCGTTTTGAACTTCAGGATCAAAAGCAAATTTTCCTAATCCCATATCCCACGATTGAGAAACAGGATAAACTTCTAAAGTAGTATCTTTAGTAAAAGCAGAAACGTTAGCAATAAAACATCTTAAATTTGATTGCCATTGTGATCCTGATATTTTATTATCAATAACATCAATTATTTCATCTTGTGAAAATTGAATTAAAAAACGACTTGCCTGAGGAGTAGGGTCAGGTGGAATTTCGGTTTCAAGAGATGCTTCTATTATTTCATCTAACCCTGTATTTTTATTAGGGTATAATGAATACATTGTAGCATCTTGTGTTGGGAATATCTTATATATAGCCATAGTTTAATTTTATAATGATACTACTCTACCTTGAATATCAGTAGATGGATATTTAACTTCAAAAATCATAGGGTCTAATGAAGGATAAACTACATTGTTTTTAGTAGCTCCTGAAATATCGTATGCGTATTGTGAATATCCTAAATTTGTTCCTACAAAGTTTGATATTTCAATAGTTTTAATGGTTTGAACTCCTTCAATTTTATCTAATAAAGTATAAAGATTTCTTAGTATAATTGGTTGATTAATTTGCCAATTTTCAATAGCAAAATATGTTTGTAAAGTTGTTATACATTTTGTTAAAACTTGATTACTATTGTAATTTGGTAATACGATTATATCAAAATTAACTCCTATATTAATTATAAAAGCATCTTTAATATTAATAGCATCATTTATCATTCTGTACTGGGAAAGATAAGTTACTAAATTTTGTTTTAAAGCATATGAAGCTGTTTTTAACTTTTTATTAGTATCATAAGTTAAAACATACAGATCTAAAATTCCTGCTGATTCACCCGCGGAAATACTCTGTGCTTTTACTGGTTCAATATATGCTTTAGCTATTTCACCATATTTAGCAGGCATAGATAATGCTCTAACTAAATAATCATCTTGGGTTACATTTCGTTGTTGTGAGGCAAAATTTGCAGATGAATTTTGTCTAATTTCTTCAATTGAATCTCCATCACCACCACCACTTGCTGCGTTTGGATTTGTAACTACTAAAGAAGCAAATATATCATTAGCGGTTACAGTAACAAGATTTGAATTTAAAAATTGAACTGTTCCATTTAATGTGGTTAAAGTATTAGCATCTACATTAGCTGTTACTCCACCTCCTGTTAAATATCTAAATGTTAAAGTAGTACTTGAAGGAGCAATACCATAAGTTTTAGTAAATAAAAAGTTTGAAGGAGAATATGCTGTTGTAAGTTTTGTTTGTTCAAATGGTAATCCAATACCTACATTGTCTGGGTTAGGAATAATTTCTTCATCTGAATCTGCTGTGGTTCCTGCTCCAAATTGAATTTGGAGTGTATTAGAATTTCTTAAACGAGTAGTAAATCTATGTTGTACTTTTTTAAGTTTAAGTAAATATGGGGTATCTCCTTTATATTGAGATAAATTAGGATCGTTAGTATTAGTATTTTTTATAGAATCATAAACCATTTCTTGACCTAAATAATCTACTTCATACCATTTATTATTTTCACTATCTACACAATCTAAAATTCCTATTAAATTAGAGGCATTAATATCTACAGTATTAAATTTAATAGGAGATCCAAATGAAAACGTAGTAGAATTTATAGTAGCAGATATAGCTTTACGAGTTTTTTTTAATAAAAAAGATTGTGGGTTGTTTCCAGCTACTTGAAAAACAGTTATTTCTGTAGGGTCACCTGAACTTGATATTGTAAAATCTATAGGATCATTTAATAGAAATGAAACATTTGAAGTATTTGTTACTGTTGAATTAGGCGCAATATATAAGGCATAATTAAAATCAGGAATATATGATCCTGCTGATACTATTGAAGGTACTTGTTGATATACATCTATATCTACTATAGCAACACCAGTTACATTTGGTTTATAACCAAACATATATGCTAGTTCAAATAAATTATTTGACTGACGAGCAAATTGTAAATAATTTTCTTGTACTTGATTATCT